TATACAAAACCAAACTTATAAAGATCAGGAACAAAAGGTTTTCTTTTATATACCCAATGCATTATTCAAGTTCTTCAAACTCTTCATGAACCTCAGTAAGTCTGCCTGATTCTCTACCGTAATACACTCTACAGGCTGGCCCTGTCAAGCCAGAGAACCTGTTCTTAATAACTCTTACGGTAGTAGTGTGTCTCTCTGTCTCGTCCTCATGCTGACCATTTCTTTCTAGTCCAATAACGATATCGGATAGCTGGCCTATACTGGCAGAGCCTCTGAGTTGAGACAGAGATGTTACAGCACCCTCTTCATGGCCTGTAGCAGCAGGTCTACGAAGGTGAGATACAATAAGCAGAGCAATGTCAAGCTCCTGTACAACAGTACGCATTTTGGTCATAATTTCATCAATAGCTCGACGTTCATCGGCTACATTCTGATCTGAGACTATGATACTGATATGATCTAGTACAACATATTTACAATTCAAAGCCTTGGCAAAGTATCTGATCCTGTTAAGAATAGAATCAATAGCATTTGATCCAAAGTGGTCATAAAAGAATAACCTTCCAGTGCCTAACGTATTATCAAAGTACTTCTTCAGGTCTTCACTGCCTACAGATGAGAACTCTGCTGGTAGGTGCAAGCACTTGTTAGCCTCAAGGCTCATGAAAGCAAGACCACTTCTCTTTACTGATTCTTCCATGAACATCATGCCTATGTTGTCATTTGTATTCTTAAAGACATGATAGATAAGCTCTCGTAGAAACTGAGACTTGCCTAGACCAGAACCTGCCGTAACAGTAACAAGCTCTCCCATACGAATGCCATAGGTCAAGTCCTGTAGTCCCTGATAGGGATAGTTAATGGCAGCTTCTGTAGCACCCTCAACTATGGTATCCCACATATCATTACCAGAGATAATACCATCTGGTGTATAGGTCTTAGCAGCCCACCAATCCTGTACGAACAGGTTCTTTCTATTATGAATAAGATACTCGTTAGCATCTTTGTACTGAAGAGACATCACCTTTGCTTTGGGTGACAACATCTCTGCTACTCTGGCAGATGCCTTACGTCCTGCATCATCATTATCAAAACAGATTACGATCTGATCAAAGGATGTTAGAAAGTCATAGTTATCTGTAATATCTTTGGCAGCAGCAGCAGCACCATTACGAATAGATACTACAGGCCACTTGCTACCTAGCAACTGATAGGCAGACATGGCATCCACTTCACCTTCACAGATCGTTACATACTTACCTCCTTCTTGAAAGGCTTTCTGTCCAAACAGCATGGCACCTTTAATATCACCTTCAGAGAAGAAGGTTTTGTTCTCAGTATTTCTAACCTTATTAGCTACATGCTCTCCTTCTTTGTTGTAGTAGGGATAGAAGTGCTTTGTTCCATTTAGCATAGCTCCATATCGTCTACAGGTATCCTCTTCGATCTTACGATCAGGAATTGCTCCTATCGTTCCTGTGCTGACAGGTCTTGTTGTTGTCATGGGATATTCTTCTTCCTCATAATTTGAATTGGGTAGAACTTGATAATGACAGTCTTCACTATAGCATTGTTTGTATCCGTTTGAATATACTCCTACGTTATTTTTACTACCACACTCAGGGCAAGGCTCGTGCCTTACAAAATGAGACATTTTATTTTAGTCCTCCTAGTTTCATTAAGGACCATTCAACATTTATATCAACAGTATATCTACCTAAAGTTTCATCCCATATATACTGTTCAGCAGCATACTCTGCAACTGAGCCACCACTTTTCTTAAAGTTCTGTAATTCCTCATCTTCATCTTCAATCTCAAATACATTACGTTGAGTTACTGTTACTGTATATACCATAATTTATTCCCTTACACTTTCAGTTATCTCAGGAACTTTAGGTTCTTTCTCTATAGTCGTTAGATATTTAAAGCCATCCTGATATCTAAACACTCTCATATCAGGAAAGCATGTCCATTTATATGAACAATAAACACAGTCTCTAGCAAGTTTCATGTTACCTGACTTTCCTTCTGGCTCTGGTGAATAGCAGAAGTCAGGCATAGTAGAACTACTAACAATACTTTTAACATCTTGAATACGACTAGTAGCATTGATTAATGTCATATCATCTAACTCAAGTAGAGCAAGCTCTCCAGAAACTTTATTCATTGCAAGAAGGTATCCAACATCTTTACCTTCTGCTTCAGCATATGCACTGACCTGTGCTATATAACCAAAGGGATCATCATATTCTATTGAGCCTGTCTTGAACTTACGAAATGCAAAGTCACTAGCAGATTTAACATCTACTATTTCTCCATCAATCTTACAATCAATGTGACCTTTTATTCCTTCAAGCTCAAGTTGCTTTTGAGGTTCTTGTATTGAGTGACCAGCTTCTTTTGCCAAGAAGAGAACCAGTTCTTCGATGATTGAACCATAGAGGAACTTGATGAGTGTAGATGGTTGATACGATCTTTCCACCTTTGGACCATTGAGTTCCATCCAGATTTTACGGTCTGGCTTGCCGATTGAAGACATTCTAATACGTTTTTCACTGGATGTATTCCTTTCTTCCTCTAGGTGTTGAATGAGAACAGCAGAAACACCCTCCAAGAAAGCCTCTAGATTTTCTCTAGAGACTCTCTTGTTAGATGCAACTCTGTCATAGATGTCTTGTACTAAAGTAGATATGTGCATAGTTGCCCACTCCCTCGCCCACTATGCTCCTTGATCATACGAGCATTTCCGAAATTAATATTGCTCATCACAAGCCCTGATATGACGACTAAATTAGATCGTCATCGTCGTCAAAGTCATTTCCACCATACTCAACTAACTTTGTCACCTGTACCTTCTTGAGATACATGGACGTACCATACTTTTCAACAAAAGGATGTGTCTTGTTGAAGTCAACCTTTACTCTAACACTACTACCATTACCAATAAGAGTATCTGAATCAATAACCTTCTTATCGGAGTCAATAACAGGAACAAGATACTGAGTACGAGCAGTAATAAACTCACCCCGATCATCATTCTTGTTCTTTAGTTTAACTCCATGAGAAGTTAAGACCTCTTTACTCTTTTCAGAAAGATCACCTACGTCTAATTGGTACTTATCGGAGTACTCATCCTTACGGTTGAGCTTAGTCCAAAAAGCTTTGCCTGAAATAATTGCAGTTTCTTTCTGTGCAGCCATCATGTTAGTCTCCTTATATTGTGTTGATAATATACTACTCTACTACACTTAATTACTATTGTCAAGAGAAATATCTAAGATTGCCATTTCTCTTTTTGGATACCCAAAAGTAACATCATATCCTTCATCATCTAGTACAAGATCATATGTTATTACACTATTTAATAACAAATTATTTGTCTCTATCATCTCTAAAAAATCTTTGATAGGTTCTCTAATTCTAAGATCATAAAGTTTATTAAAACTATATACTTCTTTTTTGTACGGTTCGATTTCATGTATATAGATATTGCTTTCCTTGTGCATGTATTTTCCTATATTATTATAAAAATTTTTATGAATTTTCCAATCAATATCTGATGGTCTTAAATCATTTCTAAGAAAGCCAAGAGGATGATCTTCTTGTATATTAACATAGTTAGGAGGATTAGCAACTATAATATCAAACTTCTCATATTCAGGTATACCTTTAAGGTTATCACTCAGATAAGAACGAACAGGATAATTGTGTTTGCTTATAGTTCTTCTAACACAATCAATAGCTTCTTTACTTATATCAGATACAACTAATTCTTGGCATATTCCTTGTTCTAATAACCATAAGCCTATCCATGCAGGGCCACAACCCCATTCATATAGTGTCTTAACTCTTCTATCATACAATAACTCAGCAAAAACTGGTGCTAATAACTTTCCTGCACCATCAAGCTCTGGTTCTTCATCAATAGTTTTTAACCATTGAATGTAATCAAGCATTTAGTCAAGAACTATTTTATGTATATGACTAACGTGTATACAGAAGAACTTCTCTCCCTCTGGTACATACTTGTTAGGCATCTCTTCTATATCTGCATAATTCTTTAATGCAGTATCAGTAATAACCCAAGACTCTTTACAGTCAGACCTGAGTACATAAAATGTAAGATTCTTTTCTATCTTATTAATAAGTCTTTGCTTACGATAAGGTATTCTTACGTTTACCCAATGTTTAGGCCACTCTCCTTTCCATCCATATTTAATTTCTGTTTCTGAAAAACAAACTGTACCGTCTTCAGATATACTTTCTATATCACAAGAAAATTTCTCTTGAACATTAGTTATGATATGCTTTTTAGATCGAAGATACTTTACGATAACATCTTTAGATTTTTTATCTGATCTATTGTACAAAGCACGATCAAACTTCTTGGTTTTACCTAGTGAGTTTCCTGCCATGTTTTTCCTATCTTTGCATCTGCATTTAAGGGAAGAGTCATTTGAAAAAAGTCTGATACTCTAGTCATACAAGGATCAGCAATGCTGACAAGCTCTTCCGAATCATCAACATGAACTTCATACTGCTGCTCATCATGAATAGTGTTTACCAGATATGCTCTGAGTTGTCTACGTTTAATTTCATCATCAAGAAATATAGACCATTGCTTACAGCATATGGCCCCACCACCTTGCAGTAAAGTATTTAGGGCGGCATGAGAACGTCTAATAAATATTCTTCTACCATCTATACCTCTTATGTAGCCTCTGGAAGCATGTCGTTGTACACTTTGTATAAGACTGTCTAACTTAGGTAGACCAGACAGAAACTTATCTCGTAAATTCTTACCATCATTAGCTGATCCATTT